GTTCCAAAGCAAGATGAAAGAATCAGCCACGAAGTTCAACGACTTCATGGTTTCCAAACTTGCTGAAGAAATTGGTGAGCTGCGCAAAGACCGCAAGAGCCACAACGAAGGACTCGAGAAATTAGAGAAATTTGTCGTCCGCGCACTTGCAGAAGAAATCACAGAATTCGCACAAGACAAACAAGACGTGGTGGAAACCAAGGTCCGTTTGGTGCGCGAAGCCCGTGAGACTCTGGAGAACTTGAAAGCACGATTCGTAAAAGAATCCGCTGCCAAGATGACCCAGGCTGTGAGCCATCATCTCAAGGCTGAACTCAGCCAGTTGCAAGAAGACATCAAAATTGCTCGTGAGAACAATTTTGGTCGCAAGATTTTTGAAGCCTACGCCGCAGAATTTGGTGCTACTCATCTCAATGAAAACGCCGAATTACGCAAGCTCCGCAAGGAACTGCAGGGCAAAGATCAGCAACTAGCCGAAGCCACCCGCTCCGCTGAAGATGCCAAAGTCATCGTCGAGAGCAAAGAGCGTGAGATCCGCATGATCAAAGAATCCAACCAGCGTGAAAGCGCCATGGAAGAATTGCTGTCTCCTCTTAACGAAGAGAAGCGTGCGATCATGAAGAATCTCTTAGAAAACGTCCAGACAGCTCGTCTGAAGGGCGCTTTTGAGAAGTATCTACCGGCAGTGCTGGCAGAAGGCAAGGCAGCGAAAGCTAAAACGGTAATCGCTGAAAGCCATGTCGCAGTAACTGGTGATAAAAATGTCAAGGTGATTGAAGAAGAAGATCGTTCCAACGTGATCGACATCAAACGCCTGGCAGGACTGTAATAGTTAGATAAAGGAGACTTAGATGTCACAAGAACTATTAGAAAGCCGTTGGGACGAGACCAAAGAAGCCCTCATGGAAGGCCTCAAAGGTTCGCGTCGCAACACAATGGGTGTGATCCTCGAGAACACACGCAAGTACCTGAAAGAGAATGCTTCTGCAGGTTCAACAGTTTCCGGCAATATCGCTACGCTTAATCGCGTGATCCTGCCGGTGATTCGACGGGTTATGCCCACTGTTATCGCCAACGAACTCGTTGGTGTACAGCCCATGACCGGTCCCGTTGGCCAGATCCACACATTGCGTGTGCGTTATGCCAACACCATGACAGACCAATCTGCAGCCGCAACATCCACTGTTGCTGGTGAAGAGGCACTGTCACCGTTCAAGATCGCTACTGCTTACTCTTCAGCAAGCACAGTATCTGGCGGCACAGTTGGTGCAACACAGACCACATACACGGGCAGCAACACAGCAACGCTAGAAGGCTCCGGCGGTCGTCAGATCTCCGTGCAGATCCTCAAGCAGGCTGTTGAAGCTAAAACTCGTAAACTCCAGGCTCGCTGGACATTTGAAGCCGCTCAAGACGCACAAGCCATGCACGGTATTGACGTTGAGGCTGAAATCATGGCAGCACTGGCCCAAGAGATCACCGCTGAAATCGATCAAGAGATCCTCTTGTCGTTGCGCTCTTTGGCACAGACCGAGTTCACATACAACCAAGCTACCGTTTCTGGTACAGCCACATTCGTTGGTGACGAGCATGCCGCTTTGGCAGTTCTGATCAACCGTGTTGCTAACCTGATCGCACAGCGCACACGCCGCGGTGCTGGTAACTGGGCAGTAGTTTCGCCTGCTTCGTTGACTGTACTCCAGTCTGCAACAACTTCTGCTTTCGCTCGTACCACAGAAGGTACTTTCGAAGCACCTACCAACACCAAGTTCGTTGGAACATTGAACGGCGCTATGCGTGTGTTCGTTGACTCCTACGCTTCGGACAGCACACCTGTGCTGGTTGGCTACAAAGGTTCGTCAGAGGCAGACGCAGCAGCGTTCTACTGCCCATACATTCCTTTGATGAGTTCTGGTGTTGTTCTGGATCCGACAACGTTCGAACCGGTCGTTTCGTTTATGACACGTTACGGCTACATCGAACTCACGAACACAGCTTCGTCCTTCGGCAACGCAGGCGACTATGTTGGCGAGATCGCTGTTTCGAACCTGTCATTCTCGTAATCCAGTCTTACAACTACCCAGGGATGGGAAGTTCAAAAAAGCACCTTCGGGTGCTTTTTTGTTGGATTATTGTCTCGACAGTAAATAAACAGTCACTGGATGGTCCAGGGACAACTGCTTTAAAAATCCAATTGGAGGTATTATGAAAGCAATCGCAACTTTGATCGCTTCTATGTTCGCCGCTTCCGTGGCTTTTGCTCAAGCACCTGCTGCTCCTGCTAAGAAAGAAGAGCCCAAGAAAGCCGAAGCCAAGAAAGAAGAGAAGAAAGAAGTAAAAAAGGACGAGAAGAAGGACGCCAAGAAGTAATCCTGGCGCACCGGATTTTCATCCGACAGAACCGCCCTTGAGGCGGTTTTGTTTTGATTAAATACACCATGCCCACATTCATTACTCCTTACTCTGGTACTGCAGAACTCACGGCCAGCAACGGACTCACAGTCTCTGAACAAGGGCTATGGAGATTCAGCCAATCGGGTTACAACGACGGGGCCACTTTTGGACTCAGTCTCACACATCCCAGTCCGCTGACAGGCGGCACGCTGAGCCTTGCTGGGCAAGGATGGACCATCGCAGTCATAGGTAACACACTAACATCATACACTGATCCCGACACATCGATCACTTATCCTGCTAGCCAATGTCGTATCACTGTGACAGGTCGTTGGGTGGTTGTGAGACAGCAAAATTCTAACAGTTTCAATGGACAAGGAATCATCTACGGTGGTCAGACTACCACTGATCAAGGTGGTCGCACTCAAGGGCCATATCTCCTAACATATCAGTCGGCCTTGGCCTCATATGTGATACAAGGAGCCAATGTCGCAGGTGGAGCCCAAGACACTTTTACCGGTCATGATTTCACTGTGACTTGTACTGAAACTGCTACCTCGGATAACTCAAACAAAGAGTTCCAATCAAACACGATTATCCGACCTACTTGGAATTATACCTACACCAAGTCCTGGCAAACAGCACCTTGATATAAATACTTGTCAACGCAATCCTGCGTTTTATGCGGCGATTAAACCCACCGCGTAGCGGCTAGAACCCGCATCGGACTTCTTTAAGGAGAAAACAAATGGGACGTCCTCTCAAGATTAAAAAAACAACAACCAAAGACATTGGTTTCAACAACCTTGGCAGCTTAGAAGTACCAGTGTATCCTGATACGCTGAATACTGCCCAGTTTCTGGGCGTGGTTGGTGGTGCTAACTCCATCGGTGGTGGATCAGTGGCAACCAGCGCCTATCCCGTGATCCGTGTGCAGGTATATCTGCCCACAGGTGGCCCTGGCAACGATGAAGCTCCTGGTTTTATCATCACGCAGAAGGGTAGCAAACAGTATCTCGTAGCTGACCAGACCGTAGTGGCTGATGAAGACCTAGTGGTTGGTCGATCATATATCATCAACACTGTAGGCACAACCAAATGGACAGCATGTGGTGCATCCAAATCTAATCCTGCAGCCGGTGACATCTTTGTAGCAGGCGCCGCAGGTTCTGGCACAGGCACTGCATTTGAAGTGGGTGTGTGTACCTTGGCTAACCAGGCTACAAATTCGTTGACTGCGGGCAACATGAACATCGCTATATTCAACGGTGACAGCACGGACATCCTGGTGCAAAGATTGACCAACAAGTATGCGCTGACTTTTGCTAACCCTCCAGTGAAATTCCTCTTGAACTTCTTCACAGACGAAGGTACAGGGATCATTTCTGGTACACAAGGCAACGATACTTACAACTTGGCCATTGTCGAGAACTACACTTCGTAATAGCAATTTGCTGGCAACCCCGATCCTCCCTGCTACATACAGGGAGGATTTTTTATGGCCGCATTTGTGTTGGGAAATGGTTTAAGCCGTGCAGGTATCGATGTCAGCGAACTGGCAAAGGCCGGGGGTGTCTACGGGTGCAATGCTCTATATCGCACCCACAGTCCCACTGCTTTGGTCGCCACGGATCGTCCCATCGCCGAAGAGATACAGAATTCTGGCTATGCGAAATCTAACAAATTTTATACCCGCAGGCCCTTGCCTGGGTCAGGGGCGCAACCTGTGCCCAAGGCCTATTTTGGATACAGTTCCGGTCCCATCGCGATAGCCTTGGCTGCTATAGATGGGCAACAGCCGATATATCTTTTGGGATTTGATCTTGGCCCCGGACTGGATGGTCGTTTCAACAATCTCTACGCTGATACCCAGCACTACAAGCGCCTGGGCAGCCAACCTACTTTTACTGGAAATTGGATAAAACAAGCGACTCGTGTGATGCGTGATTTTCCAAATCAGCGATTCATCCGTGTGTATGGGGATACCACCCATGAAATAGGGGAATTCGGCCGGCTACACAACTACGAACGCATGGCTTTAAAGGAGTTCCATAACACGCTAAATAAGCCAAAGGAATCGTAAATGGCTACATCTCAGAAGACCTTCAGCGGTGATTACCAAATAAATCTTGGCCCGTTCAATAGTGCTACACAGGGCAACATCGGTGTGGGTGAAGGATATCTCATAGTCAATGGTAACCTGCTGGTACAAGGTACATCCATAGCCAGCAACACCACAATCTTAGAAACAACAGCACCTTTCATCCTGGCCGGCGAAAATAACCTCGGACCAGGCAATCCACTGGGATATGGAAATCTTGGTTTGGTCGTACAGACCGGCGGCGGCAATGTGTTGCCCACCTATGCTGCCATACAGTTCAACGGCAACGCCAACGTCTGGCAAGTCAGTTCCAACACTGCATCTGGCAACAGTGGAGCCACTGGTACCTATGCCAACATCCTGCTTGAAGGTGCCAATGTCACGGCCACTCCAGCGGGAAGCAACACCCAGATACAGTTCAACAATGCTTCGGTGCTGGGTGCCAGCGCTGCCTTTACTTTCAACACAGTGGGCAATGCACTAGGTCTCAATGGACGCATCACTCTCGCCCATCTCGCCTCGACTCCGGCCAATGTGGCCAGCAGCACCGTGGTCTATGCCAACGCAGCAGGGTCAGGCGGAACCGGTCTGTACTTCGTGGACAGCAACAACACCCAGGACGAGTTGGTCAGCAAAAGCAAGGCCATAGTTTTTGGTATCATATTTTAAGGATCTCAAATGTCAATAAGGACTAGCACAATCACTTCCAGCACAGCAAACATCTATGCCAGTGCGTCAAGCACAGCCATCACTTGGTTGTCATTGACCAATTATGACAGCGGCAACGTGTTGGCCAATGTGTATGTGGTGCCATCAGGTGGGTCGGCCAACACGCAAAACATCATCCTGGCAAACATCTTGATCACCGGAGGTGACACCTATCAGCTTTACCAAGCTGGAGAGAAACTGTTGCTTGATACTGGCGACACAGTTCGAGCCAACTGCAGTGCCAACCTGGCAGCAGTGGTCAGTTACACCACTATCTAAGGTGGTGCATGGGAAACTTTGTAAAAAATCGCCGCATACCCAGTGGCAGCACTGGTGCTGTGCTACCTGGCGGCGATTCGGCAGTCCGGCCTGAGTTTCCTGAATCAGGATTAATACGATACAACAGTGACACCACAGCCATCGAGTATTTTGATGGCACGCAGTTCGTCACCCTGGCAGGTGGTGCTACCTATAGCAATGCCAACGTGGCAGCCTATCTTCCAGTCTACAGCGGCAACATAGGCAGCGCAGGCAGTTACGCAGGTAATTTTTTCGCGGATGTTTTCCAAGGTAATCTGGCCAATGTCACCAATCTACGCATTGGCAGCGCCACAACCAATGGCATACTTTTTGCCAATGCTGCCAGTTATGCCATCACTGACACTGATCTGACCTGGGATGGCACAGTACTGACTGTCACAGGTAATCTCTCTGCAGGCAACATACTATCCAACAACTATCTCTATGCCAATGGATCTCCCATCGATTTCCAGCAACCCGCAGGTTCCACAGGGCAGATCCAATACAACGACAACGGCAATTTTGGTGCCAGCTCAAACTTCACATTTGATTCAGCCAATGTAATCTTGTCTGTGGGCTCAGCCGGCAACGGCAATGTCACCACTGGAACCATCACTGCCAACGCTGGTAATATAACCACCTTGACCGTGGACAATGTGTCGTCCTTGTCCAATGCTTATGTGTATTTCCAGGACGGAGTCACTGCCACGGGCAACATTGAAACCCAGGCCAACGCTGTGATCGGAAACACCCAGATCTTGGGTGCGGGCAACATCATATTAAACACGGTCAACATCAATGGACTGGCAACCCCAGTGGTCTCTTCAGATGCAGCGACCAAGGGCTATGTTGACGGAGAGATTTCCAACACCCAGGCCCTGCTGGGCAACATAGAAATAGCCAACACCACCATCACCACAGATGGTACTTTCGCCAACATCACCATAACTCCTACCATCGCAGCCAGCGGCATGCTGGTGATCAATGCCGTGACCGGACTAGTCCTGCCCACTGGAAATACTGCCCAGCGTCCGGGCAACGCCACGGCTGGAACCATTAGATTCAACTCTGCCACGGAGATCACCGAGGTCTACACAGGAACAGACTGGATCTCGGTGGGCAACACTTTTGGCTCTATCACCACCCAAGTGATTGATGGAAACAGTGTGGCAAACACATTTACCCTAGATCAAACTGCCACGGCCAACAGCGTCATCGTGGTCAACAATGGTGTGGTGCAGCAGCCCGATGTGGCCTACACCGTCACGGGCAACACGATTACCTTTGCTGAACCTCCGGCTGTGGCAGACACAGTGACAGTGCGCTTTATCTCTCCAGTGATCACCATCAATGAGATAACCAACGACAGTGGTGCCAATGCCATTTCCGTGGACGAGTCTGGGGTGGGCAATCTATCCACCACGCAGAGCGTGCAATTGCCCAGTTATACAGTAGCACAGACCACAGGGTTGGGCAACGCTGCTGCCGGGCAGATAATCTATGTCACCAACGGCGACAGCGGCAATGCTTGCTTGGCGGTGTACAGCGGCGGTGCTTGGAAACGAGTAGCGTTAGGCGCCACGATCAGCACCTAAAAAAACACTGATTTTCTCCTGGCACAATTTCGATCTTTTGCTCAGTTCGGTAAATAACTCTGATAGCCCTTATGGCCGGAGAAAACCATGGCATTGACCCGAATTCTAAACAATCAGGTAACTGATTCCTCAGCAGGTAATACCTATCTAGGT